ATATCTCGATTAGAAGTAGACACAAGGCTATGCGTTTGTACATCAAGGTTGCCACCTAGTTGTGGTGTTGTATCTGCTGCTACTGAAGCAATACCTGAAGCTGGAAGGTTAGTTAAATTAGCGCCACTTACTGCTGGCAAAGCTGCAGGAAACCGAGCATCAGGTAATGTACCACTACCTAAATTAGAAGCATTAAGTGCGGTAAGATTTACACCCGAAGCAGCAGGTAATGTAGCAGGAAATCGAGCATCTGCTACTGTGCCTGTAAGCTGTGTTGCGTCAATAGATTTATTTGTGAGTGTTTGTGTACCTGATAATGTAGCAACAGTGTTATCAATGTTTACAGTTACATCTCCGCTAGTACCGCCTCCGCTAAGTCCAGTACCAGCTACAACCGAAGTTATATCACCTGTAGGAACAGTAGCTACTTGAGTATCTACGTATTGTTTTACTGCTTGTTGAGTAGATAATGCTGTTGCGCTATTACTACTCATATTGTCTTCATCTAGTATTGTTGTTACAGTTGCACCAGAAGCAAACCTTGCGTTAGTGTCAATAACAAGATTATCTACGGTAACAGTGCCTGCAAAGTCTTTGTCTGCACTGTCTGCTAAATCTCTTGCTCTACTCATTCTGCTGCCTCCAATGCCGTAATACGGGCTTCAAGTTCTTGTATAGTTTTAACAAGCAATGGCACTAATTTACTATGGTCTATGCATTGCGGGTCTATATCACCGTTAGCATCAACAGCATCTTTTTCACCAGTAATAGCTTGTGGTACCACATTTTCTACTTCATGTGCTAAAAAACCATCTACAGTATTATCAGGATCTACAATGTAATTAAATCTAGCTGGTTTAAGTTGCTTTAATCGAGTAGTAGCATCCCAAGTATAACCAACATTTTCTTTTAAACGATAATCTGAGGTTTGATTGTAAGTAACTTGTGTTGTTGAAACATCAATGCCGCCTATAAATGTTCCAGCCCTTCTAATGTTAATAACTCTGCCATCAGAGCCGCTTCGGTTGAAGTAAGCGGCCTCACCGTTGACTGAAGCTAACTGAAGCTCACCCGATGCTATTGTCGTACCAGTTGTAGATGTATTATTAAACGGAGATGAATCAGTAGTTCCTACTAAAAGTGTCCCACTACTGTTTAAGGTCATACGAACATCATTGTTCGCACGAAATGTCATTGAATCATCAGCATGAGAATATCGAATACCGCCAATATCAGCATCATCCGTATCTCCCATATCAATAATTGATGTGCCGCTTGTGCCAGATTTTAATTCCATTCTTGCACTGCCACTATCAACAATAGATAATTTTTGTGATGGTGAAGTTGTACCAATGCCTACTTTTCCATCATCAATTCGCATAGTTTCTGCACTGTTTACAAAAAATTGCATAGTGTGTGCAGTTTCATTTCCAGAAATTCTGTTTGATCCACTTGAACCAAATCTAAGTGCGTATTGCGATGCTACTTGAACATTTTGAGTAGATGCTAGTATTCCTGTAATTGTAGCACCAATAGAGGTTGTTTCTAATTTTTTGGAATTATTGTGATAAAGTTCGACTGCACCATCGTCTACAAACTTAGCTAGTGTTTCACCAGAGCCATCAATGTTAAGAGTGCCAGCAACATCTATATGACTATCAGTACCATCATGATAAACTTCTAAATCACTACCTGTTCCAAAAACAGCTTTTCTATTATCAACAAAAGTTAAATCAGAACTAACAGCACCTCCAATTGAAGCTGCTGGTAAGTTAGTAAGGTTAGCACCACTTACTGCTGGAAGTGTAGCCGGGAATCTTGCATCCGGGACAGTTCCACTACCTAAGTTAGAAGCATTAAGCGCAGTAAGATTAACGCCTGAAGCTGCTGGAAGTGTAGCCGGGAATCTAGCGTCTGCTATTGTACCCGTTAATTGTGCTGCATCAATAGATTTATTAGTAAGTGTTTGCGTGCCTGCTAAAGTAGCTACTGTAGCGTCTATTGCTATATCGTTAGCATTAGCAGTAATTCCTGTACCGCCTACAACGTCTAATGTAACTGCGCCACTAGTACCACCACCAGTAAGTCCTGTTCCTGCTGTTACAGCGGTAATATCTCCTGTAGGTACTGTAGCGACTTGTGTGTCTACATAAGCTTTAATAGATTGCTGTGTAGCGAGTGATGTAGCACTATCAGAAGCCATATTATCTTCATCTTTAATAGAAGATACTGCAGTACTGCTTCCTACATTAAGACCTGTAGTAGAAATAGTGCCATTAAAAGCTCCCCCAAATACAGAAAAAGTATCATATACAACTATATCTACAACATCTGAAGCAACTAATGCAGAAAGACTAGCAATTGTATTTGCAGTATTAGTATTATAATCAGTACCAGCAACTAATAGCACACCATTAAGATATACATCAACATAAGCTCCGTCAGAAAACGTAAAACCACTTATTTGACTGCTGCTGATAGATGTTTCACCGCCGCTAGCAGTAAAAGAATATTTGTTCCTTACCGCTTGTGAAGGCGTTTTACCTATGTATGCCATTTATAACTCCTGTTATTCATCTGTTTTCGGGTTATCCGCTTTAATTTCAGCAACACTAGTTACCCATGCATCTAATCCATTTTCAACAATATATTCAATTTGTTCAGTAGCAGGACCATAAGCATCCATTCTTGCTTTAAGCCACGCTGGTCTCTCGTCAACTACTTCTTCTGGAGAAGGTTTAGCACTCGCTGTAGACTTAAAACCAACGGTTGCAAAACTAGGAGCAACGCCTTGCTTTGGTGCAAATTGATGTGCTAAATCATCAAGGTCAGCCTCTGTCATGTTGCTGGCAAGCACCAACTCAGCCCAACTGTTATCTGAATAGCGAACTGTAGCAATACCGTTTTCAATTTTTTCAATGTTATAATCTGTCATTACCATTTCCTTATTGGGCATTTTGCCCCTGTTAGTTTTACCTTTAGCGGCATATAACAACCACACTTTTTGCATTGCTTAATGCTTGATCTAAACCAATTACAACCCAAGCAAATTTGATAACGTTCATCAGCAGTCATGCAACTGCACCATGAATTGTGCCTGTGTTGTTCATTGTGACTGATGTGCCAGCTACGGCTGCACCAGCGGCTCCACCACTTGAACCACCACTTCCATTTGATGCGTTGCCGTTTGCGCCTGTGCTGCCAGTTGATCCAGCCTGACCGTATGTGGCTCCAGCACCGCCAGTACCACCTGTTCCAGCGGATGTGCCACCAGCTGCACCAGATGAGCCTGAAGCGTTGGTGACATTATAGCCTTGGCCTACACCACCAGCACCGCCAGCACCGCCCGATGAGGAACTAGTGCTACCTATGCCTAATTGATAACCACCAGCACCGGGGCCGCCATATTGGTAATAGCTGCCTTTATAGTAATTACCACATTGAGTCTGGCTTGAAGGCATCGGTCTACAGTGAGTACCACCATAGATGATATAGCAATCTGTACTACTGTTGCACCACCACGACCGCCAGCCATGTCCATAAGCGTAGCTGACGCTTGTGTATGAGCCGTTGCCGCCTGTGCCGCCCTGACCACCACCTCCACCACCTGCAAAGATGTTAGCTGTGTTGTTAATGGTTACACCACTGGATGCACAATTAATGCAATTTCCTCCTGCTCCTCCATTTGCAGCACCGCCAAATCCGTAGATTGTCCCTGCGTTATTCAGCGTCAGACCACCAGCTAATCCTGAAGGAATTGTGATTGCATCAGTGTTAGTGCCATAGACGCTTACACCAGAAGGTATGTCTACAATTTTTGGATAGTTCAAATCGTAATCATCACCAAAAACAGTGCTAAAGTTTTGATTGCTAGCTGAACTTGAGTAAGTAAACTTGAAGCCTTTGGCAGTGCTATAAAAGTCACCAATATCGATTGCGCCACTGGTCGGGACAGACGCAGCAAGATTGGTTGCTGTATTATCACCAGATTTTGATTTAACATTTGAGCCACCACGATATAAATCGCCAAGGCTGATTGCTGATGAACCACCAATAAATTCAGTTCTAAGATCGCTAAATGATACTGCGCCGCTTGCTGCTATTGCCATTTCAATCCCTCACTGTTTATGGAGTACCGTATGCTGTTATATTATTTGCAGATATTACTGCACCGTTACTTGCTATTGAAAAAACAACTGTACCATTGTATTTAAAATCAAGTGTATTAGCACTATTGTCTAATACAATTTCCCATTTACTCGTACCGAATTTAAGGCTTTGTGTACCCATTAAAATATCAGAACTATCTACATCAAGGTCGCCGCCTAATTGTGGAGAGCTATCAGCTGCTACGCTTGCAATACCTCCGGGGGGCAAATTAGTAAGATTTGCTCCGCTAACTGCAGGCAATGTTGCTGGAAATCTTGCGTCAGGGAGTGTTCCTGATGTTAGATCTGAAGCTGATGTTGTTGCTGTAACTGTAGTTGCAATAGTTCCATTACCAGCAATTGTAATTCCTGTTCCAGCGGTAAGTGCCGAAACAACATTTGCTGTGTCTGTTACATCTGCTGAAGCTTCAATTGCATTTAATTTAGTGTGATCAGCATCTGTAAACACATTGCTATCTGTTGCATTTTCAACAAGCGTTCTAATTTCAGCTGCTGTTTGATCTGCTGTAGCTGATGCTTCAATCGCATTTAGCTTAGTGTGATCAGCATCTGTAAATACGTTACTGTCACTTGCGTTTTCAACTAAAGTACGAATTTCAGCAGCTGTTTGATCTGCTGTAGCATTAGTTTCTATAGTGTCTAATTTTGTTCCATCTGCTGCTATGTCTCTTCCATCTACAGTGCCTGATACAGTTATATTTCCTGTAACAGTAAGATTAGCTGCAGCTGCAATAAATGTATTATCAACCGCTTTTCCAATATAGGGCATTAAAATCTCCTATGTGATTTCTAAAATTGATGCAATCACATCTGCGGATGCGGCAGTGTCACTTGTAACTTCTAAACCATCTCCGGGTTCCATTACTACTTTTTGTTCACCGCCTACTACTATTAAGCTAGAGCCTACTGGAATTGGTGCATCTTTAATAATAAACACTTTATCTTGCGCTCCTGCTGTTCTGCTAGAAGCATCTAATTCTACATCTACTACTATTTGTGCTGTGTGTCTGTTTGCAACAGTAAGTCCAATAATTGTTGTTTGTGTACTGCTAGGACAAGTGTATACTGTCGCCGTACTTGTACCGATTTCTTTATCGGTTTTGCTTTTAAAAGCATTAGCCATAGTTATCTCCCATTATCCTAGTGCAATAGCCATAGCTACCGCTGCATTATTTGCTTCTGTTACTGCAAAGGCTGTTGTTGCAAGTGTTGTGTTATTAGTTCCTGCTGTTTGTGTGCTTGCAGTTACGTTATTTAAAGTACCGCCATTAATAGTAGGGCTTGTAAGCGTAGGACTAGTTAAAGTTTTATTTGTAAGCACATCAGTAGACACTAAACTTACCAGTGTAGAGTTTGCGCCTTGTGGTAACAACATTGTATTTGTTGTACTTGTACTGTGCGGTTGCGCTTTAATTATTTGTCCATGTGAATTAGCATGACAGTTAAGTTGTATCTGACCTTCAACAGAAGAACCATCACCTTTTACTTCAAGTATTTGAGTAGCAGGCTCTGCAATAAGATTACCGCTAGCTGAAGCTATTGAACCCGAATACTTAGGTGCGCTAATGTTGCCTGTAAAAGCAGCGCCTGATAGTGCTGCAAAACCACTTCCACTAACATATGCAGCTACCCAAGCCGAACCTGTGTATACTTTCATAGTATTATTTGCTGAATCAAAATATAAAGCACCAGTGAGAAGAGCATTACCATCATTATCTACTGACGGATCGCTAGACTTTGCTCCTAAATATCTATCATCAAAACT